ATACAAGATGATTTATCTACTTGTTTAAAAATGAAAAGAGAAGCCACTAGAAATATGGATATGACTAACAAACAATTTATGTGTGGTGAAGTGGAAGCTGAATTAGAAAATAATATTGATGGTAGTAAAACAATTAAAAAAATTATAACATCTAAATAAATTGGATTTAAAAAGATTGACAATACTAGCTAATGATTTAAGAAGTAATCTTCTTAATCCATATGCTAAAGAATTAAGTAACCCTAAGTATAAACAAAAGGTTATTAAAAATAAAAAGAAGTATAATAGAAAGAAGGTTATTAAAGATGAGTCGTAGAACAGAATTGATATTTAAACTTAAAGATTTAATTAATGAGTGTAGACAAAAAGGAAATATGTCAACTGCAATAAAACTTAAAAAAGTTTTAGAAAGCATTTAACATGAAATTTCTTTTGGTATTTTCTATTTGTTCTGCTGTTACAGCTTATTGTAATAACCCAATGAAAATTGAAACACAATATAACTCTTGGTCTGAATGTGTGGGAGCAGGGGGATTGTTAATAAAAGATTTCTCTGTTAAACTAGAAGATAAGATTAACAAAGATAAATTATATATGAATTATTTTTGTAATGAAGTAGTTGCAAAAGGAACTCCAAGTTAATTAACTTAATTCTTTTAAAAGAATCTCATACAAATCAGTTATCTCATCAAACTTAGTTTCTGATTCTCTTAACATTGCAGTTACGATTCCTGAATTTTCTTTTTTAAAATGTAAATTAATTTTATCTTTAGGATATAAAGATTTCTCAACAATAAATTGTCCAGTATTATTTATAATTAATTTAAATGTAGCTAAATCAGCTTCAGTTTTTTTACGTCTCTTATTATTCTTTGGTAATTTTCTGCGAATCATTATCTATAGATACATTATTATTGTTAATCTGTCCGTCATCATCTAACAAACTATCAATACTGTTAGTATAAATCTCATTTAACTTTTCATTATTCTTTTGAATCTTTTTTTTAAGATGGTCTTTCAAAGCTTCAATCTTAACAAACAAGATTTTATCTATAGTAGGGTTTATACCATACATAGGTAGGTCATTAAGAGAAGAGATAATTCTTCTAAATCCTCTTGCTCTTTTTTCTAGCTGACTTATTGTACTTTCATGAATCATAATCTCTCTCCAATATCATTTCAAGATAGTGAATTGCTTTCTCAATATCTTTTCTTTTTCCTTTTAATTTATGTCTACAAATATATTTAATTGCATTACCTTCAGCAAATAATAAATTGTTCTCATTAATAAATTGAGCAGGTTGAATCTTCATTCCTTTATAGTGAGTGCCATCTACCTGCTTATTTAAGCTATCATATGATAACCCATTAAACAAACTTTTATCTGTCATTTTATAAAGGTCCTTTCTCAATCATCTTTTGTCTTCTTAAATCTCTTTCAGACGGTTGTAACATATCATTTAAATCATCATATGTCAACTGTTGGTTGTGTTTTAATTTCTTAACTACCCACTTATATGACCATGGTTGTAGTCTTAATGTAGTATCTTGCCAATAGTGAGTTTGATTAGGTAAGAATTGTAATACATTCTTATAGTTAATTTTACTAGCCTCTTCTTTATTTAACAAAGAAGATAACCATTCAACTAAAATATGTTTAGCTTTGTTTCTTATTTTACTCATTGTCTTTGCGTTCATTCTTCTTCTCCTTCTTGTGTGAAAAGACTTCATACCATGTATCACATTCATCACAGTTATACATACTAACTATATCGTGTTCTGAATCTGGATAAGTATCTTCAGTATCATAATCTTCGTTCCATCTTACTTCAGCATTACAATAAAAACATTTCATTATTTTGTACCTAAGTATATTAATAAAATTGGTATTATAAAGTGTTCAGCTATTTCATATATCGCTAAAAATAATAATAAGAATGTAAACCATACACTAGTCTTAGATTTTTTAGCAACATAATTAAATATTTTAAAATGCCATGTAGTTATTTTATCTGTAAATTTTAATATTTTATTTCTCACTTTCCCTCAATAATTTAAAATTATTTTCTCTATCAAAATATTTATAATCAACTTCAATAGGTTTGAACTCAGATAAAGAATCTAATACATCTGTTTCTTTAAAATCTTTACATGAGTATACATCAAGTTGTATTAAAGCAGGATTGTTTTCATCCCAAGTATGAATAACAACATGCGATGTTTCTATAATAGCAACACCAGTTATACCTGCGTTACCTTTCTTAGTAACTTTAGTTGCATAAGGACCTGCAAGTATTTTCATATCTATTTTTTTAATTAAATTCTTTAACCAAGTAATAATATGTTCTTCTGATGCAGGTGGTTTATTTACTTCTGCTCTAATAAGTAAATGCTTATGCTTGACGTTTTCCATAGGTTTCTATTTGCTCCTTGTATTGATTAGTTATTTCTTCTACGTTAGGAAGTTTAACAATATGAGTAAGGAAAACATTTTTATTAGCATACTTAAATACTCTTAAACCTTTTCCATTATTACTATCAGAGTGACATTCCCATTTATGTATACAGAATTGACAGCCTGTTGCTAAAGTTTTGTTACCATTCTTTTCTTCTTTATCTTGATAACATTTATTAGGTGGTGCTTCACTTTCTAATGTTGTTTTTAAAGTAGATATTAAATCAGGTATATTTGGTTTTGCCATATCATCTGGTTTATAAAAACAAATATCACCAGAAGATTTATCAACAACAAGAAACCCACCTTCCTTAGTACCCATAGCAGTTTCATATCCTGATAACTGGGCATGATAACCAAAAGGGTCGTCATTAACTATCTCACCTGATGCAAACTTTTTAAAACTAAATGGTGATGCTGACTTAACATCACATACTTCTCCATCTATCTTACTATCTATATGTCCAGTAATACCATCTATCTCAACTTTCTTTTGTTGGTCTTCAATCTTATGACCAGACAATTCTGCAAGATATAAAATAAGATGTTCAATAATATGTCCATATAAAAACTTTAATGTCATATCAGAGTTATCTTCTTTAGATTCTTTAGGACTATTCTTATCATACCAAAGTTGTCTAGGTGGTTTACCTAACACAGACATTCTTAATTTACCTTCATACTTTTCTTTGACTGAAGGTTTGTTCCATGATAGTAAAGCTTCTTTAATACTATCTAAGAATCTATTTAGATTCTCTTCTGTAATAGGTGCAGGTTTACCATTTGATACATCTGTAATTAATTTTTTAATATCTGGTACTAAAGTACTAATGTGTTTCTGACCAGTTGTTTCCGATTTTATATTCGCCATTTAATGGACACCTCACTTTCAATTTATTTCCTGCATCTATAATTGCTTGTACTGCAATCTTTCCAAACTCTTCTGCCTGTGATTCTTCAACTTCATATTGAAATTCATCATGTACATTTACAACTGGAAATGCTTTGATTCGTTTATTATTAACATATTCTTCTAGCAATGTCAACGCATACTTCATAACTATTGCACCTGCTCCCTGCAATAAAGTATTCAATGCAGCATGTGGATGTCTAATAATTATTTTTCTTCCGTCAAGTCCTTTGACCCATCTTCGTTGAGCCACTCTATCCACTTTTTCTCGTAAGCTTCTAAGACTTGGTGTTGCTCTAAGAAATTTTTCTTTAACTCTTTCTCCATCTCTTTCCGTACCTCCAATGATACTTCCGATTTTTTTTGAACCTGCTCCATAGATAAATGCGTAGATAAAAGTCTTCGCCTTATCTCTTGATTCCAAACCAGCAGCATTTTGATTTGCTGTGTGTATATCTCCATTAACGACTTCATTTATATATTCCTCATCATTCATGTAGTGTGCTAACATTCTTAGCTCAAGTCCAGATGCATCAACACCTACTAGTTTAAATTGTTTTCTTGGTATCCATAATGCCCTACATTCTTTACCATAAGGAGAGTACACAGCAGGTATCTGAGCCATGTTGGGCGACTGGTGACTCATTCTACCTGTGACTGTACCATTAGTAATCACTTTTCCATGTACTCTCCCATCTTCTCTAATCGCTTCAATCCAAGAACTGACTTGAGCAATCCTTTTCTGTAGCAAGAGAAACTTGTTTATTAATGCAGCCTCTGGAATATTTTTAATTTCAGATAAAACTTTTTCATCTACAATCACATGTCCTTTATCTGTTTTCTTTTTTGGTTTCCAACCTAGCTTCATTAATCGTTCACCTATTTGTTGTCGTGAACCTAAATTAAATTCTTTGTATTTTACTTTTGTAAACGGAACTCCTTTAACATAACCTCTAGCTTTATTGTTTGCTTTAGGTATAAATGTTTCTTCTATCTTTTCTGGTGGAAAAGATTTTCTAACTTCAGTAGTTAATTCATTCATGTCTTCTTGAAACTTAGCTTGTAATCCATATGCATTAACAACATCAATAAGAAATCCATTGTCATGTTGTTTCTGAATTATCTCAGCTACCTTATGTTCTAATTCAATTGACTCACCAAAGTCAGTCATCTTTCTCATTAAAAATTTATAAAGCTTTTCTGTTAATGCAACATCATTACGACAATACTTTAACATGTCATCACTAAGATAATCAAACTGTTCAAACTCTATTTTGTTTTGACCTAGCTTTGTTCCCCAATTTTTTAATGAGTGTCCACCATCTAATATTGGATTAAGTAATCTTGATAATACTAATGTATCTGTAAGTTTACAATTCTTAAATATGTCTGCACCTAAAAACTTTTTAACTACTGGTACATCAAACCCAATAATATTATGTCCAATAAATTCTTTAGTTTGTTTTGCAAACTCTTCAAATCTATTTAAGTTTTTACCTTCTACAAATTGATAGTAAGTATTCTCATGCTTACAAATGATACACCAGATTTTATCTGCTGTCATTGT